GGCTACACCACAAGAACTTTATGACGAAACAAAAACTCGTCTTGATCTAAATATTGCAAAAGCACAAATGCTTGAAAAAGAAATACAACAAAAATTAGCAGAAAAAAATAAACTAATGCAACCAATTATGGAAGATCAAGGGGCATTAAAACAACTTGAAAAACTTAGTGATGTTGTACAATCTGTAGAATCTAAGTAAAATTAATTTAAAGACTTTTTATTATGGCTGTTACTTGGGAAATTGTAACCTTAGATAAAAAAACTGAGGGTGGTTTATCTGATGTTGTTTTCAATATTCATTGGTCAGCTTCAGATACAGATGGAGAACATACTGGCACGGCTTATGGTGACATAGGTCTTGCCGAAGCTGATGCAAAATCATTTACTGCATATGCTGATATTACAAAAGAAAATGCTATTGCATGGGCAAAAGCTGCAATCGGTTCAGATCAAGTAGCTAAAATAGAGGCTTCCATTGCTGGACAAATAACAGAATCAAAAACTCCTACTGTGAGTTCTGGTGTACCTTGGTAGAAATTATTGACAGCCCTACATAAAGAGGTGCTAATGCACAGATTCCGCAGAAAGTTATAATAGTTACAGGCATTAATGCTTTTAAAAAAGCTTCTCGTATCATGGCTAAAATTTCTCAAATATTATCTATTTTAAGTTTTTTAATTTCAACGTCAATGTTAGGCGGAGGATATTTTGGATACAAATATTTAACTTCTGAAAATTTTAAAGCTAAAGTTATGAATGAAATATTAGAAAATGTTCAGGGTATGATGCCTAATGTTTTAGATAAATCTATTCCAAGAACCACAGGAGATTCATTACCAGTATTTCCTTCTAAATGAGTGAAATATCTCGTTTTAATATAAATAAAGTAAATATTTTTGAAATTCCTATCTGGAAAACTAATATTCCTATACTAGATCAGATATATAAACCAGTAGTAGATTATCCAGGCTGTGTTCGAGTACATAGAAATAATAAAACTAGTTTAATTGATAGTTCTTTAGATCAATATGGAACTTATACAGAATGCGGTAATTTTAATATTCCTAGTTATGAACCTCTAGAATATAATCCTAATGAATTTAACTATGTTCAATCAGAAAAGCCTAAAAACGAGAAACAAAAAATAGAAGAATCTAAAGTAGAATCTCCAAAATATACGCCTAAAACAAAAATTAAAGATAAAAAGTTTGTAGAGTGTCCAGGACCAGAAAACCAAAGATTAGGAGATTATCGTAACGAATTTAAACTAGAACGTGTTTCTGGCCATGAAAGAAGTAAAGATGGAACTAAATGTATTACTCTTTATGAGGAAGTTCCGTTTATCGAACAATACATACCAAATACTTCACAGCTTATTAGCACTGCTGCTATTGCTACAGTTGCTGCCAGTACTCCATTATTGCTTAATGTTATAAAACCATTAATTAAACAAATATTTAAAAAATTTACAAAAAAGAAAGACAAGATAGAATAAATAATAGATCAGAGTTGCAATGCTGAGATAACCATAACGAAGCTCAGTTAAACAACCTCTCTTTGATGCGGACCTCTTAGTTTAAGGCAACTAGGATTGTAGATAGTTATGGATTAAAAGCTACATTTAGGGAACCCTTCTGATCTAGCCTTATAAACAACTAAAACTAGTAAAAGGTTCTAAGCTTGCTGCCCCTAGTCAATTGGTCTAGGCTCCCAAGCGGTTGTTTATTTATTTATTTTTATTTCATGGTTATGTGGTAATACTTGACCTGGTTTAGGACTAGTAACAATATCAGCGCATAAAGCAGCAAAAGGACTATTTGGATGAAAAGTAATTCCGCTTAATGCTAATTCTCCGCAATTTTTTAATCTGGCGAGCTCATAATTGAGGCGCTCTGCAGATAATTTTTGTTTTTGTAATTTAATCTGAGTGTTAGCAGCATCTAAACAGGAGTCTTGAAATCTTTTATCTAATGGAATATTAAAAGTAAGAGCAAATCCAAAATTTAAACCTAGAGAATCTTTATTACCACTATAGTTTTCTCTATAAAAAAGAATTTCCCCAGGATTTGTAAGATTTCCATTTGAATCTGTAGCTTCATTATAAACAGGGGTATTATAAATATAATCTTGTGGTCTTTTTTGATTAAAGCTAGTAGTTACAAATGGGCTTACTGTCATTTGAGGTCCAGAACATTTAATATTATTTCCATACGTATTTTCAACCATAGGACCGCCTAAAACCTGAGTAGCAAAATTAGAAACAGAACCACTAGCAGAAGCAGAAGGAGCCGCAGTATTTGAGGTATTAGCAAAAACTGGACTCCCAAATAATAATGCTATTACTGGGAAAATATTGTAGTTGTATCTGTTACGCTTGTACTCTCGATTGTCCGAGTTATATCTGTAACTGAATTTAGTCCAGGCGCCTGATAAACTTCTGTAAATTGAAAAGCATTTCCTTGATTTGTTAAAGTCCAATTTGGTCTCTGATCTAAATCTAAGCCTTGCCATGTATAAGTAGTTCCGTTTATTTCTTCACTAACTGAAGTAGCTGCAGGTGTAATAGAGCTTCCGTCGTGCTGTATTCCTGATCCTGTAACCGAATAGAGATACCCAGAATTATATTCTGTTGTTCGAATAGATTCTGTAATATTTGTGGTAGTTTCTGTTCGACTTGTGGAGCTTCCTTGCGTAAAATTAGGTATAACTGGCACAGCGTAACAAGGAGAAGATATAACAAAGCCAAGAACAATTAACCTCCTCATTCAATTTTTAAATCAACTACAAATTGACCTGTTAATACAATACCTGTTCCTGTTCCAGGTGTCAGCGTCATTGTGTGATTATCTAAAGCAACAGCTGCAGTTCCTACACTTCCTGCACTTGTAGAAGTTAGATCTGAAAAATTAGAAACAGTTCCTACAGTGGGAGCAGAGCCAGATGTAGCATCACCTTCTAAATAGCTAGTTGAAAATGAAAATGCTTCTCCTGCAGTAGATTGAACTACAGAGCTAGGAAAACTAATAGATGGAACTCCATTAGTAGCATCTCCGAAACCTCCGATAGTAGCAGCTGAATTAGAATCTGTAGTAGTTACATTATTTCCACTTATGCTATAACTAGAGCCAATTTTATCTGCAGAAGTAGCTGCTGAAAGCGATTCAAACTTTACACTGGAAGAAATACTATGAGTCATATCGGCATAAACAGGAGCCGAAAACAATAAAAGAATTGGTAAAAAATTTTTCATTTTTTCTCTATTCCTACTTTAGATTTTGAATTGTCAACTATTTTAACATTACCATTCAGTTTCTTTTTGTCAGTAGCCTTTTTGACATTTAAACCATAATTAGACATGACTGCACTTAATAAACCTGCAGCGAAAGTAGTATCAATTTGTCTTGTAGGATTTGGATTAAAGTAAGACCAAGAAATAACAGCTAAACTCCAACCAAGAATAACAAGCTGAACTGCATTACCTATTATTCCAGGACCTTGTTTTTCTTCCTGATCTTCCATAAGAATCTAGTACTAATGGCAAACTTAGCAAAAATTGTTATCTTTGGAAAGTAACAGCATAAATTATGATTAAAATTCTAAAGCCAATATTACTAACATTTCTTACAACTACTACAGTTAAACGTCTAGTTGTAGATCTTTTACGAGCTATCTGTAAGCAAACAACTAATACTCTTGATGATAGAGCTGTAGATATTTTAGAAAAACAGCTTTTTCCTACTAAATGATTAAAAAATTTCTAAATATAGAAATAGAAGATCCGCCAGTAGAGCTAGAACTATCAGTAGAAATGCGCTGTAGAGATATTATGGAAAGTGATGATATAGATAATATAAAAAGATATTGCACTCATTTAGTTAGGCATCAAATGAAACAAGATGTATTTCTAGCATCTGTTTTAGGTAGATTAGTAGAGCTAGAAGCAGTTGTTGCCTGTATAGCTACTAGAAAGCGCTACAAAGGCTTTAAATTAATTTTATGGCGTATTAGTCAGTTATTTAAAAGAAAGCGATATAAAGCAAAATAAAGCTATTCAAAATATTTATAAACAAGATCATAATCACTAAAATTTTTACAGCTAATAATTAAACCTTCTACTAATTCGCCTAATAATTCTTTTTCTTTACCAGTACTTTCTTCTATAGCTTTTGCTAATTTGCCTGGAACAGTTCTATCTCGAGGAAAACGATTTGTTAGTTCTACTGCTTCTTCGTAATTCATAAAAGTTTTAATGCAGAATTTAAATTATCATCAACCCATTTATACAGC